CCAACGCCACAGCCCATATCAGCAACAGTATTCAGGCTGTCGAGAAAACTGTCGTATCCGTAAATAAGGTTTAATACTTCCAAGCTGTGCTCGTGACTGGCTGTTGCATTTTTAAACAGGGCCATTGGTTAATATCTCCATTACTAGTTTTTCTTTTAATTGTTTCAATCTTGGTTCAAGTTGATGGCAAGCTTCTGCTATTTCTATTTCACTGCCCCAAGATCGCTGTGTGCTCAAATGATACGCAAATTTACCACACGCATCTTTTTCTAATTGTACATTGATTGCATCATGCCGAGGTTTGGCTCGGCAACACAAGTTAAATTCTTCCAACAGTTCGTCTGCACGAGCCTTCCAGTCTATCATACCACAATGTCTTCCATTCCTGCTGTACGCAAACGAACCACGTGTCCCAGCATAAAGTTCTTTGATTCAACACCTTTCATAACTCCCAACCATTTGTTACGTAATAGTGCCACTTCGTTGATCAATGTTTCAAAGTCAATTACTTCGTCTTCACCGTCTACATATTTTTCAGCATCTCTCGATGTCAAGGCACGCTGATATGCTTCCAAGTATTTTTGAAAATGCTTACGACGTATTTTACGCAGTTGTATATTGAGATACTCCAGTACTGCTTCAATCTCTTGCAGTTGGTTGAAACGGTGTTCACTTTGACCCGGTAAGTCTGCCAACTCTTTTTCTACTCGTCCCTGTATCTTGATGTCGGCACGAGCGGCTATTAGTTCACCCTCGTAATAGTTAATAAAGTCTGGCAATGCGCCAAGGTCGGCTACAATTCGATTATAGAACATAAGTGTGTACGACTATTGCCTGTTTTGATTTGATGTTATTTTTTAAAAAATTATCACTGCAATGCAGTTGTTTTTCGTCCCAATATACCACACCGCCCAAACCCCAAGGAACAATTTGATCAATGGTCAAACACTCCAGATCTTCAGGTTTGAGATGACTCAAATGTTGCTCAAAGTGTTTGAGAGCATTGTTCTCTTTTGGTTGTCTGTTGTTGTTCCACTCAACTCTTTTCCACATTTTACGCACAGGATCTGCGGAATCTACAAAAGTGTCAGCTTCATTGAATGTGACTGTGTGTACACGTTCAAACCCCTCAAACTGATTTTCAATGCCCATTGGAATCAAAAATGCTTTGTATGGTTCGCCAACACTTTTGTAATAGTAGTCTGAATGTAACTGTTGCGGAATTTCTTCATTGATAAGACCGCCAAACAACAACCTCATTGGCTCGTCAGTTAACTCTCTCAATCGGCCAAATACTTTTTTATCAAACCAGCTGTGTAATGTATGATCCTGTGTGATAGCAGTATGATACAAATGGTCGCGAGGCAGTTTAGACAGTCGATCCAATAAGAATTCTACTTCCGTGCGACTGAATACATCTGCAACTACACCACTGTTACCAATCACCATCTTTGTCTTCTTCACCCTCTTCGTCGTTTTGAGCTGTGTATTCTTTGAGTGCTTTTTTCAATATGTTGTCAGATGTGCCGAATTCCTGCAGTTCAACATCGCCCAACATATCAACCAGTACACTCATAAGATTATCGGCTGCTTCCTGACGATCTTTGCTAGGTATATATTGTTTTAAAATAGTGTATGTCTCAATGAGAACTTCTACGTCGATGCTCATTCTACTGTTTCCTCTTTTTTGGTTTTCTTTGTTTTTTCTTCAACTACTGCATCAACTGCTGCTTCAAGCTCTTCAATGTTGTCTTGCTTTTGATGTGGGTTGGCAACAAAATCTACCATGGCTCGATCCAAACAAGAATCCTCGTTGCGTTCCCACGCCTTACGGAACTTCTTGATAATTTCACCATCGGCCAATGTGTACACCAGACTGTTGCCTTCTTTCTTCAGCAGGTCTTTGCCTTCAAACAAGTCTACTAGACCTGAGTACGGATTCATACCTTCTTCGTATGGAATCTTGACCTGGACAGATTCAAATGGTTTAGCGTAACGAGTTTTCATAATCTTACAAGCGGCGCGAATACCTTTGACTTCTGAGATCTTGTTGCCGTCTTCGTCTTCTTTGAGCTTTAACTTACGCATAGCAACCACAATAGAGCTGGCATAGATAAAGCCCTGACCACCCGAGATCTTGTCATCGGGATCAAACATATCTTGGCTAGCGTATGTGTGTGCTGTGGTAACCAAGCCAATGTTTAAACTGCCAAACATATTGACACAGTTACGAACCAAGGCAGCCAACGCTTTGGGTTTACGACCCATATCGCCCTTCATATCGCCTGCTTCAAATTGGTTAACGTCTGTGGGTGTCAACAACATACCCAATGAGTCAACCACAAACAACACTTTGGGACGTTCTGTTTCTGGTAGAGTTTTGTATTCTTTAACAAACTCTGAAATCATCTTGCCCACATCGTCAATCATGGCCATATTTAATTTTAGCAGTTTGTCCTCGCTGGTGTCTACGTCTAGTGCGTGTAACCATTTTTCATCCAATGCATTTTCACTATCAACCAAGATAACATAAATGCCTTGCTTTTGTGCGTTGGATACTAGGTTACCCGAACAGATAAAACTTTTACCTGCACCAGATTCGCCAGCAAACACAGTGACTTTACCTAGCGGTACACCTTTGTGGAAGTCTCCACTGATAAGATAATTGAGAGCATAGTTGTTGGTTGAGATCCAATCTGTTGGATCAGTAAAGCCCACGGAGATACCGTCAATGCTTTTGGTAATGCTCTTGCGAAATTTACTTACGTCGAATGGTTTAGCCATAATGATTTTCCTTGATAAAATGATAAAAACTTTTAAATACTGCTTGACTACTTATACCTCTACGCTGATCCAAATCAGCAATTTCCTTGAGACTCTGCTCAATGTTGGCTGCAAAAGGTTGTTGAATATAGTTCAGCATATTACGTAATCCATCTTCCAATAGATATCCTGGTTGTTCAGAGATATGATATTGCAGTTTTAGTTCTACTGATTTTAACATATCTTTTGGTAAATGTCTAATGTTTAGGTATTCTGGTGTCAACAACGGGCCCAGCACAAAACTGTTGTTATGGAAACCCAATCCTTTTAGATAATATATACACTCAAATATACTCAAGTAGTTCAACAGAAAGTGCAACATATTGAATGATATTTTATGGTTGAGCTGTTTGATTGTGCTCAAATTGTCTAAAAAGTCTCGCCACCGGCCGCCGTATCGAATGTATTCAAATTCTTCTTCGATTGAGTCAATGCTCACAATCCAGTGTACATTCTTGAACTCACATATACGTTCAAACACACGAGTGTCCACTTTGCTGAGATTGGTATTGATACGCAGATTCACATCAGGATCCAGTAGATCCAACAACTCCAGGTTTTCCTTCATCAACAAGGGTTCGCCGCCGGCCATATACACGTGTTTTAGTGTGGGCGCACGATCCAAGATATACTGTTTGAATTCGGCACGTTGTTCGTCAGTGGGCACCGCAGGATGTATCTTTAATTCATCAGCCCAACGACTGCTGAACTTGGGACCACAATATGTACAGGCAAAATTGCACAGGTTGGTCCAACGTACATCAACAGTTTGTAGATCAAAATTTTGTTCGGAGTAAGTAGACGGTGGCACATTTTTGAGTTCACGTATGTAAAACACACGATCGCTAATGTGTTCAAAACCACGTTTACCTTTATCTAGATCATAACACGGAGAACAATTTGGTCCTGGCTCACGATTGATCATATTAAACTGTGTGTGCATATTGGTAGGACCCATCAAGATCTGTTCGATGCTGTTGTCTCTGATGTTGCCTAGCTTGCCAGCACTACGAATACAGTTTTTAACGTCGCCGTCAAAGTTGTACATAAGCCCAGTCCAAGGCATAGGACAAAATGCAGGGTTGGTCAATATGTCTTTGGGTGTCATATTTTGGGACCTAGGCTGATATCAGCAATGGCCAGATTGTTAGCTTCGGCCATTCTAAATGTTTGTACTAGTATTCTAGCCCACGTTGCAGGATCGGCTGCCGGTGGACTGGTAGTACCTGGTTGTGTGGCAATCCATCCAGGTCTGATCACTGTGATATGTGGACCACGTGGTGTCTTATACCTCAATTGATGTGCAGCCAACTCTAGGCTGATCTTTTGTATGCGATACTCATCCATACCTTCCACTGTGCTGACCGGTTGCTGAGTCATCATTGTGCTGATCACCCAGATCCGTTTATCTAAATCTGCCCATCGGCGATGCATTTCAAACAGCAATTCTGTTTGTGCAAATCCGGCCTGTGCATTGCTAACAAACAAGTCGCAAGGCTCAATGAGATCTGCTACTTTGGCAATGTTTCTGATGTTGTGTCCGGTACGCCGACTCAGGCCCACAATTTCCTCGCCATAAAATGCTTCAGCAAGTGCTTGCCCAATGCCGGCTGTGTGTCCGGTAATTGCTATTTTCACTCAATGCCTCTCAGTTGTTTTTGTTCTTGTATGTATGCCTCTAAGGCTGCTTCATCGGTATTATTGACATCCAATACCGCAGGATGTTTTAGGTATGCGTATTCGTGATCAATTCCGTGTAACTTTGCAAATGCAACAATCTCAGGTAACTGCTTTACATTCAATCTGCTGACTGTGGTCCATAAGTTTAATCGGACTGGCATACGTTTGTATTCCATTAAATTAGCGTAGAACTTGTCCCACTTGATAGGCCAGCGTACAAAATCGTGTACGTCTTGTACGCCATCAAAACTGACGGTGACAGTGACATCGATGCCGCGGTTGACCAAGTCTACTAATTCGGTCAATACGGTACTGCCATTTGTGTTTAGTCTGATACTTTCAACATTGGGCGGCAAATTGCGTATGACTTGTCGGTAGTTTTTGCTATGGCTGGGTTCGCCACCATTCAGGTCCAGGTGCACAATTCTCTCTTGTGGTAGTGCCCAAAAGCGATTGGTATTGTCAACTATGGTATACTGTTTGGATTTCAAACTGCCAATCTTGGTGCTTAGGCCTTCGTGGCAGGTCATACAGGCACTATTACATACATTGTCTAACACACCACCCACAGTTAGATAGTCTGGGCGTGTTTGTTGACTGTCAAATTCTATACTGTGTGTGCGTACACTTACGTTGGATTCGCGTTCGGTTTCTTCACAACGTCGACACTCACTGGGCCACAGATCTTGCTCAAACTGTTCACGTATTTTGCGTAACCATACGCTAGAATCCATTTGTTCCAGGCTATCAAATTGTGCAGGGTTGACCATATGGCCACAGCGACTAACTGTTCCGTTATGGTTAAAGCGTACAAAATGATCTAGTCTAGGACAGCGCATAAGTCTCGGCTTCGTTGAATTGTTTCTTTGTATAGTTCGGGGTACTTGACCTTGATGTGTGCCAGTATCATTGCAAATGTGACAGTTTGATCTCTAAGGTCTTCAAACAGTATCTTGTCCAACTGCAAATAAAACCATAGTTGTTTGTTGTCTTGGAAACGATTTATCAGGCTTTGATCTCTAGCCAAGGTGTTCCAGGTTTCGCCAATGGTTGAATCTAATTCGTCTGTGGTCTTGACAGTTATCCAAATGCCATTGGTATGTCTGTGCAAGTTCATGATCCAATGAAACTGTAGTGCAAAATGACGATCTAGAAACAAATATTGTTCTATCAATGATAGAGTAGTTGCTCTATCAAACTCAGGATGGTACGCTAGATAAGTTTGTACACCCGATACATAACGTTCAAACGGATCACGCAGATACACCGTCACACAACCAACTTTACTTATCTGTTCTGGTGAGAGTGTGCGTAAACTTTTTTCTTTGAGTCCGCTGGAACCGTTTTTAAAAATAGGGTAGACATAGTGGTTAGCAGATACTTCAAGTATCTCGCACTCGTCGGGAAATAGAATAGGATCTATATATGATAACATAAGCAAGAAGTGGGAGCCGAAGCCCCCACACCCTAATCAGGAAAGATTATTACTGCTTACGATTGCGAATCATCGCTAGGATGTCTTCGGCACGTTTGCTACTTGGTGCAGCTTCGGCAGCTGGAGCAGCTACTGGTGCTGTTGCTACTGGTGCATCATCTTCATCAACAGGATCAGCTGACACGGCTGGTGCTGGTGCGGAAGCGTCTGCGGCTGGTGCGGCATTTGGAGTATCCAAACCGTATGGTTTGTAATACGCACCCCATTTGTCTGCATCATATGGTTGACCATCTACTGATGCTTCAAACATTTCTTTAAGAACTTTGAGTTCTACTTCGGTTGGTTTCTTGGGCAAGAAGTCACTCAAGTTAAACAGACCGTGTTCGTCGATTGCGGCTTGTTCTTCTGCGGTCAGTGCAGATTCTTTGCGTGACCATTTGCTTGTGCTGTAGTCAGCGTAGCCACCTTTGGAAGTTTTAACAATTTGGAAATCCAGGCCAGCTTGATAATCAGTTGGCAATTCTTCCATTTCTGGATCCATCAAAGCTGCTTTGATGATGTTAAAAATTTGTGGGCTGATTGTAAAACGACGAATTGGATTAGCCGGAGTCTTGTCATCGCTCAATGCATTTTCACGCACTAAGCCTTGAAACACATAACTCTTCTTTTTCCAATACTTGCGACCCATTTCTTCTAGACTAGGATCTTTGAACCAAGGACGTACTTCTGCCAAGATTGGGCAGGCTTCGCCGTACATTTCCATACAAGGAACTTGTACTACTACTGGTTTTGAATCTGCTTGACCTTTGACACCAGCAAATGGCAAACGGATCATTGCACGTTCAGCCCAAAAGAATGAATTCTTGGTGTTGCCGTCGGGTAGAAATCTGATACGAGTGGTGGAACCTTCTGCAATGTTCCAGTGTGGATAGATAGCGTTGTCGCCACCTGCTTGTTTGTTACCTGCGCCACGGTTTTCTGATGCTTGAAGCTTTGCGCGAATTTCTGCTAATGTTGTAGCCATAATGTTTCTCCTTAAGATGGTCTTTAATTTACTACTGTGCCTAGATATATACTTGCACCCTGCTAGTATATAACAATACTATTTAGCTTGTCAAACGATTTTTAAATTATTTTCTCAATCCGGCTAAACTGCGGATAAAATCCAAACTGTCGGCTTCTTCCATTGCCATATTTGAAACATTTGGATGTTCGGTTGTGCTGCCGTATTCGGTACCGGTTGGTGCAGATGGGCTGGTCTCTGGAGCAAAATTGGTTTGCTGATCGCGACCGTTTTGTTGTAGTTCTGCTGTGACTTTGGCAAATAATTCGGGCATATGAACTTCTAACCAACTTTTGATCAACGGAGTTGCATCTGCGTCAGGACCTTGGCTGTGACTCAATTCGGTAATTTTGTCATTTAACTCGTCGTCACCAATCAATTGATCCAGCTCAGAAATAGCATCAACACCATCAATGCCAACTGATACAGGAGTTTTTAATAGTTCTATCAATGCTCTGGCACGGTCTGCATCGTCGGGCTTGAGCCAGTTGCCTTCGGCTACCAAGTCTGCCCACTCTTCCAACTCTGCACCCAAGGTGTTGGCCGATTCGCGTTGATATTTTTTATATGCTTTGTACACAATTGGTAGGGCTTCGGTAAAACGATCGTCGTAGACCTTTTTAACAAAACGTTCACGCAAGGCATCTACGTCCACTTCATCTTCAACCACGGAGCGATCTGGCACCCAGGATTCAAAATATTCGTTGTAGCCTCTTGGTCCACGCATACGACGCAGTTGACGTTTCAACTGATCATAA